AATAGCAACATCTGCATCTGTAGTATACTCGCACATATCTGCTGTTGTAGCAAAAAATCTTCCGTCCATATGATAACGCATGTTAATAGTTTCTGCAATAGGCTTGCAACTAGGATCGATATCTATACTTTCAATATCAGGTATGCACAAGTCGCTGTTAAACAACAAACTTGCAAGTACTCCATTCCATCCTCCATATACAGCAATACTACCTTGGACTTTATATTCTTGCATTTGTTCTATTAACCAAAGTTTACTATATACTTGACCTTTCCAAAAACTTTCTAAGGTACGATATCGATTTTCGCTATTACGAATTGCGTCCATCCAGAATAGTACATCTTCAATATCAACTTTCAAACTGAGCTCCTAGTTTATCAAATTTGCCACATTGTTTTTGGCATTCTTTTAAACATCCGTTTGACCATGTGCTTTCTATACTACTAAAAAAGTTACTGTCAAATATTTCTTGTAATGTATGTTTATTTAAATTAGGAAAATTTCCTATTTTATCCATGTAATCAATTCTACTTTCGCTAACTGGTGGTAGCCATTCTAAGTCTAGCCAACAACAAGGTGCTATGTTACCGTTAGCACCAACATATATAGAATTAGATTCTTGTGCTTTACAAGTTATTGTTGGGTTTATTTCTTGTTTTGCTTCTTCTACTATTTTTATAAAACTTTCACTTGTTTCTGTTGGATACAAAATATCAATTGTTTTTCCATTATCATCTAAAACATTAAATTGACCATTTTTAAATCTACTAGAATTCTTATATTTAAAATCACTAAAACCTAGTTCACTTGCAAGTTGTCTACATTCTTCTACTTGATGCTTATTATGACGGAACACCAACATATCCCATCTAGCATTGCCGCCTGCCTTTATAAATGTTCTTGCATTTACTAGTATAGTGTGAAAGTCTGTGTTTATTCTATAACGAGAGTGTGTATCTGCTAAACCGTCTATTCCAAATACTACAGTTACACCAACACTAGCAAGTTCTTGCCACCATGCACTATTCCTTGCACTACCGTTTGTGTGCATTTGTAAAATGATGTTAGGGTTTACTTCACGTAAGTATTTGTATATGTCAAGTGTCTCAGTGTTAATAATAGGATCACCTAAGTTGCCACACATATTAACTTTGTCAAGTTGTTGTATAAAACTAACCGGAAACCATTCTTTAAATGTTTCTAAGTTTATATCGTCTAGTGTTACAAACGGCATCATAGGACCGCCTTGCATACGTCTTGGACACATTGGACAACGTGCTTGACAACGTGAGGTAACTTCTAAATGTATGTCTCTTATTTGCTCTAAATTATACATCAGTCCACTCTTTGTTTAACTTTTTTATTTCTTTAAAGACTGTTGAATTTATACCTTGTACATCTAATGTAGAAATTAAGAAATCTAAATCTTTTGGTAAACACTTTCCACCGAATCCTTGTTTATTATCAAACCCTGGTACATCTAAATATGATTGTTTTGGCTGTACAGCAAGAAACATATCTTTAACAGCATCATAGTTTGCATCAACACTATTTGCTAGGTCATAAAATGTATTGGCAAAAGCAATACGCATTACAGCAAGATTATTTGAAAACATTTTTACAAGCTCTGCTTCTTTTGTAGAGCATGTTACTATATCATAAATGTCATTAAGCCATGTCGGAACTTCACTGTTGCACCCTACAATTAAAGGACGATTAAGACAATCAGTTTCCCAATGTCTTTCTCGTAAAAATTCTGGCATATATATTACACAAGGTTTGTTTATTCTTTCACATGCACCAATTGGCAATGTACTACGGATTATAACTGTATCTGCTTTTAGTTGTTCTATCTCGCTAATTAATATGTTAACGTCAGTTTGTGTATTAGTAGGAATACATACAAATACTACATCAGCATCGTCTAATATACTTCTATTTGTATTCAAATTAAGGTCATGTATAATTGTGTCGTCAGGCAATCTTAATCCTAACATTGTAGCTTTGCCAACAAAGCCATGACCTAATATTCCAAACTTCATATTTTTCTCTTTGGTAGTTTACTATCTGCACTACTCATACAACTAGGAGTTATACACGGCTTTGGTTGTTTAAATATTTCAAAGCCGCCGGTTGTAGTACCTAACAAATCGTCATGACAACTATGACTACGCCTTACCTCAGTATCTCGTATTATAATACCTTGATAACCTGCATTACATTCCCATCCTTGAAACTTATTAAATCCAAATGCATTAAAACGTTCTGCTTGATCTATTTCGTACTCTACTCCTTGATCTGTTTTAAGTAAGACCTGTGCGACTGTTTCCCCTTCCCAGTGTTGTGGGAAACCTTGTCGCATTGTTGTGATTTGATCTTCAGTGTATCCATGTACCACGTGGGAGGCGGTTGGATCGGACTGGGGCTTGAGAGTGACGTTAATACCTCTGGCGGCAAATCGTTCAAGCCTTTCGTAAAGATCTTCAAACATTTGCGGAACCATAACTTGATTGATTGTAACAAAAACTCCTCCTTCCATAAGTTGTAAACATGTATCGCCGAATTTTTGTTCATCTGCAAACTCTGCATGAAAACTTGCTGTAACACTTCGACGTTGTAAACTTTTTGTACTACGTATGTACTTATCCCACCAAATAGGTCCAGGGGATAGGTTTGTGGTCATATGTATGCTTTGATACTCGGCGTCTTTGTCATTGCAGTAATGTTCAACCAACGGCATAAACTGTTTATTTGCTGTAGGTTCACCGCCTGAAAAACTAAAATGGAAGTCTGTAAAGTTATTAGCACGAGCTTGTGCTTTGATACTATCCATGGTGTTTAAGTACAATTCTGTCGGCTTCTTGTCTGGGACACTAGATCTTGCGTGTGGCCAGCAATAACTACAGTTATAATTACAATATCTAGTGGTGATCCAAGAGACTGTGAAAAGATGGCTCTCTAGGAGAGTTTTCTGGCCAAACTCCGTAATATCTTGCCATGGTATTTGCTCGTAATTATTATTCATAAGCGCCTTGCAATATTAAATGCTAGTGTGTATTTGTAATCATCTTGTAAATGACTATCGCACCAATGTTTAGTTGTTCCTTTAAACAAGATTAATCTACCAGGCTTGCAATCATAAGAAACTTTAGTTTCGTTGTATTCTGTCTGTTCTTCAGGATGTATTTCTAAATCATAACTTGCTGTACTAAAATTAATCTTTGCATCTTTAGGAGCATCTAAGTAATACACTCCTGTAACAATTGCGCCACCATGCACATGCGGCATATGATAATCATACTTGCCTACTTTGTTTGCCCACATATTTGTAATGCCTACATTTTCTCCAGCATAGCCAAGGTCTTTCATAAAGTGGAAAGACTTTTCTAACATAGCTTGATTAAAATTATTAAACTCGCTGTGCTGGAATAACTGTTGATTAGTGCCATGTGTTGTTTGAATGTGTGCATCTAATGTTGTGTTAGGCTTTACTTCATTATCAATAACTTTTTTCATTGCAGGTATATCGTCCATGCAAAAGTTATCTTCAACTAATATAGGTACACAAAAATGTTTATTGATCATTAAATTTTTCCTCTAGCCAATCAAAGTCGTTAATAAGTGCAAGAACTTCGGGCTTGTTTTTATTTTCTTTTCCAAACACAGTGCCTTGTTCAGCGCCACGTTTTGCTTCTGCTCTAAATGATGCATCTGGTATAGGATGCAGCCATGCTTGCAATCTATCTTCTGTTTCATCATCAATTTGTCCAGTAATACTTTTACTTGCTAGTTTAGTACATTCTCTAAATGCACTTTTCCAAGTATTATATGCATCAGTATTAAACACTGTATAGTTACTTAACTGATCTACAACTTTAAATCTATCACTAATACTAGTAGTCATGTCAGTTGTGTTAACATCTACGTTTTCTGTAAGTAGTCTTGGTAATAATTTAACACCGCCATTTCCGTACTGCAATCCATTAACAGGATTTATACTTCTCCATACATGCACGGTTGTTTCGTCCCACACAGGCACTTGGTAATCAAATTTAAAATCATCACACATATCAGCATCTCCGTCTACTACAAAAAACATTCTAGTTGATGATAGTTCAGCAGCCTTTTTATGTGCTTGGTGTATTCCTTTTACATCTCTTATCCAACGTAAACTTATTCTTGGATCTTCTTGTCTAATTTTATCCTGTAATTTCTGAAAGTGTTTGTCAGCATTAGGTTCTTTATAGCTGATAAAAGCAACATCATAAGGCAACGGCTCTGATACTACTTGCTCATGTTCTTTTCGTGCAACTACATATCTACTATTAAATTCTCGTCTGCCTAATTGGTGTTTAGTTGTTGATAACACAACTCCATTATGGTATGTTGCTTCTCCGTTAAACAAATGCTGATAAACATGATGCATATCTCTATCAGCATCGTATCTGCCATCTGTAGGATTATAATATAAGTCGAATATTGTGTTATCTGTTATAAAAATATTATCCCATATAAGCCAAAACAACGAACTAGTTTCAGTAATTAATAATTTTTCATATTGTTCATACGAACTAACGACATGTCTTGGGTATCTATACCTACTAGCAACTACGTCAACTTCTTTTCTATTAATCAAAAATCTATGTTCTACTTCTCTTTTAGACAATGGCTTGTTAATAGATGCAAGTACTATTCCGCCGTGATAACTTTCTTCGTCATTGCATAAATTCTTATACACATGATTTTCATTTCTATCATAACTGTTGTGATGACTGAAGTATGACGTTAGTATGACACTTTTTGTTACTTCTACGTTTTTCCATATGCACCAAAACATATTGGTATTACACTTTTCAAGTGCATTTTCGTAATCTTCATATGTATCTATGTTAAAAACGTCATACTTTGAAGGCATACTTGCTACAATATCAACTTCTTTTTTGTTTACAAAAAATCTATGTTTTATTTCTTTTGCTGATATGTGTAGATCTCTTGGTACTAAGCATATACCGTCATAGTAACTATCATTTAAAAACGTATGTACATACTTCTTATCCCACTCAGCTACTTTGTAATCAAATGTAAAACTGTCTTGTATATCTATATCATCCCAAACAACATAAAACATATCGCTTAGAGCTTTGCGTTGTGCTTGTTCAAAACTAGTTGCAAATTTAGCCGTGGGGTATTTCGTACACAATTTCTTGTACTGAGGCTGGTTATTCTTCGGTGATACAAATATTATATCATACATCTTGTTATTATACTACTTTTTTACTGTTTAGTCAAGAAATATTCTTCAGTTGATTTTAGAATATTCTCAGTTATTTGATGTTTAAAATTAATGCTATTGTACACTTGTGCGTTCTTTTTTAGTATAGGTTGCCAGCTTTTAAGCAATTTATAACGCTCTGTGCGCTCCATATCTACCCAATGCTGTATTGTATCGTGGAACATATTAAAACGTGTGTATGACGCTTGTACGCTGTCGTAGGCGGTGTTTAAACCAGGAAAACGCAAGTTAATACCTATGCTATCAAAATAGTCTAGTATTCCTTGCTGTCCTAATATTATACAAGGATGTCCAATAGCAATTGACCTAAATGTTTTTTCTGTTATGAACAATCCAGGTTCGTCAAAATGAGACTCAGTAATTATTGATAGCAGGCTATTCTCATATATGTCTCTATTACATACATTTCCTAAACTATGTTCTATAGGACTTTGAATATCAACATAGTGTCCTAACCCTGAAACTAAATTACCTTTTACAAGATTTTTTTCTTCTAACCATAACACATGTTTGTTTCTGTGTTCTTTAGGTGCTCTATTAAGACTATTGAACAGAGCAATACTACTCCAATTACGCAACACTTTATCAATTACAAGATCGTCTTCTTTATATGCTGTTTTGGCATCCCACTCAATACCACCTTGTATTTCTAATTTAGGATTTACATTTACACTTTTACACCATTGCTGGTATTCTTCATTTAATTTTAAATTACCACTTACAATTAATACACTACCATCTGGTAATCCTCTTTGTTCCATGTCATGATGCAGGGCCTTGAATGCATTCCAATGTTCTATAATAAATGTATCGCCTTCTATAATACTAATAATTACAATTCTACATCGTCCGGCTATAACAGCCATAAGTATACTATGATGTATATTTAATATTGTATTAAAAGAATCGTTAGTTCTTAGATCGCCTGTCCACTGAGCTGAAAGTTTAGAAACTTCTATAGGAAAAATACACTCCGTTCCTGGTAATCCAAATGCAACTCCTACGTCAGGCGTCTTGTGTCTTTGTATAAATTGTTTAAAAGATCTTACATCTTTTATTTGAGGAACATGATCTAAATTTAGTCTATCACTATTATGAAACTGGAACTTCATTGCATACCTCTTGTAAGTATAACACCGTTGTTACCACTGTATGCTATTTTGTAACCGTGTATGACCAAGTAAGGAATGACTGGACCATTCTTGCCAAAGTATACTCCTGACGATTTATCAAATGGAGTATCATCACAAATTACAATACTTTGTTCATCCATACAAGGCATACAGTTTACCATTTGTTCTAAATGCTCACGCTGACAATCAAAGTTTGTCATACTAACACCTCTGTTATTGTACTCATCTATCATTTGTTGTTCAATAGGACGTATACTATTCATTGTACTAATCCAATCGTAGTTGTCAAGATATAATACACTAATTGTTTTGGTGTTGTCTTTTGCCCATTTAGAACCTGAACTAGTAATAATAAAATTAGTATTTTCTAAATGTGTTAGAGTAGTTGATGCATAGTCCGTAACATCGACAGAATAAAAATCTTTGTTAAGTTCTTTTGCTACAGTATCAAACCATGCTGTACTACCTTCACCACGTTCACTTCCTATTTCAACTATAATAGAGCGTGAAGGTTCTAGTTTATCTATAAATGGTTTTGCGTAAAGATGAAAGTTTGCCATTCTACCTCACATAAATTGAGATCGTCTTGGTTCCTTTTCCCATGTGCCATTGCTTGTATAATAAAAAAATATCAAATTATCTCTCGATACGTCTTTAGGTGTTTGCAACTCATTAGGAAAGCCATGAACAAGATCTGTGTCATAAATCCAAAATGCAAGTCTATTTGGCTTAGGAACAAGCGTATGCATACATTTTGTTTTTTCGTTATCCCAGAATTCTAAGTCTCCGCCCCAAGAGTCATTCCATTCTTCGTTTAAGTAAAGTATTAAATTTACTTGCCTGTTTAGTTTAATCTGATCATTCCAATTAAAATCTGTATGTAAATCTAATTTAGATCCACTGTGTATTCTGCATAACCCTCCGCCACGCAGATGTGGATCAGGAACAAGGTTTTGCACTCCAACTTGTTCTTGTAACCAATTAATTGTTTTACTAGAATTAAAAGTGTTTTGTAGTGTTTCTATTAATGGTGCATTTACAGGATTTCTGCATTCTGATCTGCTACTTGTACTGTTTTCAAATGTACTCCATTGTGCATTAGGTATATCATCAATTTCATTAACTACAGCATCATATACGTGTTGTGGTAAAAAATTATCTATAGTCCAAATAGACGTAGGATCACTACACACTTTGTTAGGTGTAATATCTAAACTATTAAAGTGCTGATAAATTTCATTATGCATTTTGTTTCTCTACAAGTTTACGAAAGTTGTACTCGGTAATTTCTTTTATACCTTCTAGTACATCTGCATACTCTTGTGGAGGAAGATTGCAAATGCGAGTAATTTCGTCTACAATCATATTTATCCGTTTTTTGTTGTCTGTTTCTACATCATAGGATTCGTCTATATACGGATTAAATGTTTTAAAACCCAATGCCCTAAAGTCTACAAGCATACGGGGCGTACTAAATGCAATAAATGGTTTCTTACATGCTACAGATTTATATGTCTTTTCTGTAATACTTGTAGGTGCATAATTTCTATCATATGTATTTTGATTAGTATAATACGTTTGATCAAAATGTGTCTCAATAGCAATATGAAAATCTGCTGATAATATTGCGTCATATGTTACGTTTGACCATTTGTTTAACACACTAGTATTTGCATCTAATTCATGTGGACACTCTTTAAGCCAACGATATGCTTCTTTGCTTGTTGGTACAAACCTTTTTTCTAAATCTTCAACTATTTGTTTTGCTTTAAAAACCTTTGGAGGATTTTGGTATGGCCATATGTTAAAGAAACTGTATTTAAAATGTTCTTGTAGGACACCGCTATCGAGTAGTTTTACATATAGCATTGCTCGCCAGTCTCTATAATTACGGCTAAGACTACTAAATTTATGTGTTATTTCTGCTTCATGAGATTCTGGTATAGTAACTTCTTTTAACAAATAATTGTCAACTACAATATTACAATCTCTACCATATTTTGCAAGATATGATTGTAAAAAATGTTTGTGATTTTCGTCCATTACAATAATCTGAATGTCGTCAAACCCTAAACTGTATTCAACTAAAGTGTTTTTTAGGTCCTCTGCAAAGTCAATACTAAATGTTTCACTATCGTTTTCATGTACTAAGTGAACATCTTTAAAACGCTTTATATGATTCCAATTTGGTTCATTTAATGCATTTAACAAAGGCACACCTTCCATCAATGAATCATAAGGATGATGGTAGTATACAACTTCTTTACTTTCAAGATCTACTGTACTTAGGTCTTCTACATCGCTGAATGCTAAGTCATGTGACCATTTCTTGCCTGTTTTACTATGTACGCTCATCAACTTTATCCTTTATCCATGCATAGGTATGTTTCAACCCATATTCTAAATCTTCGCTAGGACGCCATCCAAGTAATTCTTCAATAAGGTTATTATGACTAGTTCTACCCATCACTCCAATTGGACCATCTACGTTGTTGATTTCTAAAGTATTCTTGCCAGCAATTTGGCCTATAAGTTGTGCTAGGTCATTGATAGAAATCATTCTTTCACTACCAAGGTTTACTGGTTGATCAATATCACTTGCCATAATTTTTTGTAACCCTGTAACACATTCTTCTATATACAAGAAACTTCTAGTTTGATTTCCTGGTCCCCATATATCTACAGTACCATCGCTTTCAGCAACTTTACGACATAGTGCCGCAGGTGCTTTTTCTTTCCCATCTTCCCAACTTCCGAGTGGACCAAATATATTGTGTAGTCTTACAACTTTTGCATCTATATCATAATTTTTTCTATGTGTTAGATACAGTCTTTCACTAAACAATTTTTCCCATCCGTATTCTGTATCAGGCTCTGCTGGATATGCACTAGACTCTTCACAATAAGGATTGTCAGGATCTAACTGATTACGTTCTGGGTAAATGCATGCACTACTTGTATAAAGGATTTTTTTAATACCTTTTTTAGTTGCTTCATGCAATACATTTAAATTTATCAATGCACTGTTATGCATAATATCACTATCATGATCGCCAATGCCAATATATCCTGTTCCGCCCATATCTGCAGCAAGTTGGTATACTTCGTCTAGATCAGTTTTTACACAACCAGCAACAAAGTCTGGATTTCGCAAATCTACTTGAAAAAATTCTTGTGCGTTTGTAGGTTCAAAAGCAGGTTGTTTAATATCTGCACCAATTACATAATGCCCTTGTTCAACTAGTTTGTTAACTAGATGATGTCCTATGAAGCCACCTGCTCCACATACTAGTATTTTCTTTTTCATTTTAGTTCCCATATTTTTCTGTTATTAAATCTAACTCAGTATTAGGTATTGTTTTTAAGAGATTAAAATTATATTCAACTATCTCTGCTACTTCTTTTGTGAACTGTAATTTTACTGAATCAGGCCAACCTGATATTACATGTACTATGTCACAAATCCTGTTTATACGTTCTACAGGATCAGCAATATTATCATAATCTTCTGACCACCACTGGTCAAATGTTTTAAATCCCATGTTTTTCATGTGTTGTAAACTTCCTTTTGCACCCATCATTATAAATGGTTGTTTATATGCAATAGGCTTATAAGTTTTTTCTGTAATGTGTATTTCATCAGTAAAGAAAAAAGTTTCACTAATAATATTTATTAGGCTGTTTTTGAAAAAATGTTCTATTGACTCTTCAGTTGACTCCATAGGATAACTGTTAAAGTTTGGGTTATCTAACACTAATGGAAGTTTATTTTTACTAGGTACAATATCTTCTTGCTCTATACCTAAATTAGGATAACGTTTTATAAGATAATCAACATTGCTTTCAAATGATCTTCCAGACTCTGGTTGTTTACTATCCATACTCATATAAAATTTATCAAGTAAGTTTCTTTTAAACATTTTAATAAAAAACGAAAGTCTATGATCGCTGTACCTACGCTGAAAACACAAAAAGTCTTTTTCTCTTGGTCCAACTTTATAGGGTTCTTCTTTAAGTAGTGTTTGCTCTACGTTTGTTCTATGTATTTTAAATGTAGGGAAATATTCTACATTTATTTTAGGGCCTGCTTTACCATCTGCCCATTTATTATATAACTCTTGTCCGTTAGCACAATTAGTAAAATAAACAACTTTGTCTAAAGGTATTTCATAATGATTAAAAAATCGTGTCATTACTTCCCAATGTTTAGGCGTTGCCCAACCTTCAAATGGAATAGTAACAAGTACGTATCCATTACCATTCTGTATTTGATCTCTAATTAACGAACTAGGCGGATTATTAACAAATGGTCCATCCGTAGTACTAAAAATTTTTGTCCAATCTCTATAATAATACGATGTAAAGTTTAGTTCGTAAAAGTATTTTTTATCTTGTGGGATTTTAAATGCAGAAATAATTTCTCTATTTTTAAATGACTGAAAT